AAGATATACAGGTTCTTTAGTGTAATATTGTAACCATACTATATTTATATGTATGGAAAATGATATTAAAATATTTGGTGACAAAAACTTCTCCGACTTATCCCAAGAGATATACGAGAATAACAAGTTAAAGAAAACTCAAATTGACTTGTTAATCCAAGAGGTGCATGGTTACATACAAGGTATAGAGGATATTGCAATAGTAGGTCCTATTATCAAGGAACTAATGGATGTGGGAATTAAAAATGATGACAACCTTGTCAAACTAGCTACATTATATCAAAGGATAATGTCAAAGCAAACTATTGATGAAAGTGGTGTTAGTTTATTATCTGATGAAGAGAAAGAACAACTAATGGCATCTCTCGAAGATGTAGCAGAAGATTTACAAAAGAAGAAAGACGATATCGTTGATATGACTGAGATAAGACAAAAGTATGGTGACTCTTGATGTCTTTAGGTAGAATTCTTGATGATTTATCAACTAAAGCTATAGAGTTTAATTTAGGGTTTGTTGATAAGGTTTTTTTAAGTCAAACCGATAAACAAGACGAAGAAACACAATCGTCTCAGATGGTTCAGTTAAAACCTTTTAACACAACATTACCTACTATTCACCGAAAAGTAAAAGCCAGACCTTTATTTAGAGGCATAAGTGATTCAATAACAAGGGGTGATATCGTGTTATTTACATTAATATCAAAAAAGTTTTATTACATGGGTCCTTTAAATACTTTTAATAATCCTAATTTTTCATTTGCTAATTTTTATAGCAGTAAATTAGAAAGTAGAGGTTTTGATAAAAAAGATGATGTGGATATAAAATCAGGCTATGGAACTGATTATCCATTTGATAGAGTAAAAAAATTAGGGAAAAGAAGAAATGAAACTATAGATTTGTTAGGAGACAATGAAACGTCTAAACACTCCGATTTAATATTAGAAGGGAGACATGGTAATGGTATTAGAATCGGTTCAAGAAGTGTATTTCCAAATTTAAATATAAGTAATAACAACACAAATACAGAAGAAGGATTGAGCAGAGGTTCAATAGTATCGATGTTATCAAATGGCTCTTTAGAAGAAAACTTTACTCTTAATAGTGGATTTAGATTATCAGCTGATTTACTATTAGAAAATGATAATCCACTTTTTAAATTAAATTTAGGTAATGATAATACAGAAGAAGTGTTTAATTATGATTATGGTAAATTAGATGAAGAAACTACATTCAATCAAATAATAATAGCTTCTGATAAAATAACATTTGATGCTAGAGATCCACAAGGAGATTTTACCGTATCATCGCAGAGAAATATAAACTTTGGTGCCAAAAAGAATTTCACATTAAACAATCAAGGTAACTCAGTTATTAATTCTGGTAATATTTATTTAGGAGTACCAGCAAAGTCTAAAAAAGAACCGTTGGTATTAGGTGATGAACTGAGAACATTATTATTAGATATTATGACTATATTACAAGATTCACGAGCATTAGTTCAAGGAGTTCCGATTCCACTTGTTGATGACAGCTCTGCACCGATGTTTCAAAGAATACAAAATTTAATTACTGAACTACAACCAAGAACTGAAGGTGATAATGAATTTTCAAATGACGGACCTAAATTTATGAGTCATCATCATTACATAGAAATAAACAATAGGGAACAAAATAATGAAGGTTAATATATTTAAGAAGTTAATAAGAGAAGTAGTAAGAGAAGAGTTAGATTATAAATTTTCTGCACTTGAAAAAAAGTTAGATGAAGTGTTAGTTAGGTCTAATTCTAATAGTATAGTGGAAGATAGAACATCACAACTTACCGCATCTCGAACTAAAAAAACAAATACTCAGTCACGAGTTCCGACTCCAACATTACCATCAACCAATACTGCATTAACAAAAGATGCAATATTAAATGATATTCTTGCTGAAACAGCAGCAAATGATGATTGGAAAAAAATAACCGAAGAACCACAAGTTCAATCTGTAACAGAAAATACTCAAGGATTACCTGAACATCTGGCAAATGCTCTTAACAAAGATTATACACAAGTAATGCAAAAAGTAGAAGAAAAGGCAAAGTTTAAGAATGGGGCTTAAAACAGATATATTTGATGCTTTGAAAAAGAATATTGAACCTAGCAATCCTGGCGAAAATTATGAATTTAACGATGGGGGAAAGTTAGATACTTTAGCACAAGACTTGACTAATGCTATTGTAAATTTTATTCAGGCTCAAACATTTACTATCACAAAGTTGAATGCTACTCAGCTAAATGTTCCTGTAATAACTCCAACAGGACCAGGAACAGCAGCTAAAGTAACAGTAAAGGTAGATGAAAATAGTCAAGCTGTTGATAACCCATTAAGTGGTGCAGAGTCTATGACAAGTGAAGTTAAATTAAAAAGAGCTATAGAGGTTTAAGATGCCAATACTCGACAGAAGAAAAGATAGATTTGTAGAAGACCAAGATACAAGAGTGTCTGTAGGAATTGACTTTCCTTTTGGTAGAGTTCCAAATGGGGATGGGTATTTCAAAACTACAAAGACTACAATAGATTCAATCAAAAATAATATTAAACTTCTTTTACAAACTAATCAAGGTGAAAGAATGTTTCAACCAAACTTGGGAATGAATTTAAGAAATCTTTTGTTTGAACCTATGACCGAAGACTTAACAATACAAATAGAAAACAATATTGTAGATGTGTTTGAAAGATGGCTGCCTTTTGTCGAGTTAAGAAATATAGATGTAGAAAGAAGAAACGAGGCAAATCAAACAAAAATTAATATAGAATTTAATATAAGAAGAGCACCTAATAGTTTAGAAAGTGTTCAAGTTACATTTGATGGTGTTGGTGGTGGAAGTTCTACCATCACTGGTGGTGGAGCCACAGCTGGAGCTACTGCTGGAAATAGTGGTGGTGGTGGTGGATACTAACACATAGGAGATATTGATGGCATACACAGATAAACAAAAATTAGTTCCAACAAATGTTAACTATACAAGTAAAGACTTTAGTTCAATTAAAGCCGATTTGATTGAATATACTAAATCTTACTTTCCTGATACATACAAAGACTTCAACGAAACATCACCTGGTATGATGTTGATAGAGTTGTCGAGTTATGTAGGTGATGTACTTTCTTATTACATAGATTATAATTACAAAGAAAATCTGTTAGCAACAGCAACCGAAAAAAGAAACATTCGTAGGTTGTCAGAATTTCTTGGATATAAAACTCCAAACAAAACTCCATCTGTTGTTAGATTAAAAGTAGAAACAACAATAAATGCTGATGGTACAACTGGTCAACCTTTATTCGGTGAAGCACCATCCTCAATAGATAGCGGATTACAGATTGCTTCAAACATAGACTCACAGATTCTTTTTGAAACAACTGATGAAATAGATTTCACATCAAGTGGTTCAGGTGATCCTGCTGTAAGTGCTCCAATCTTAAACGATAATGGTGAAGCTGAAAAATACATACTTACAAGAAATGTAAGAGCTGTGTCTGGTAAAACTAAAACTAAATCTTTTACAATAACAAGTCCAACTAAATTTTTAGAAATAGATTTAGGTGAATCTAATGTAATCGAAATATTAAATTGTATAGATTCCTCAG